CGGCTGGAAAGAGGGTTCATCTAGGCTTAATCCATTAGCTGATCGTAAGCAGTCTGACCTGTGGCAGTTTGATAGACCAACTAAGTCCGAACTTCATCCAACTACAAAACCAGTGGAGTTGGTATCAAAGGCCATCATAAATTCATCGAAAGAAAAGGATATTGTGTTAGATCAATTCTTGGGAAGTGGTACGACATTAATTGCATGTGAAAAGGTCGACCGAGTCTGTTATGGAATGGAGCTAGATCCTAAGTATGCAGACGTTATCGTTCAGAGATATGTAGACTTCACTGAGAATGACAAAATAATCAAAAATGGTAAAATAATAACATGGTCGCAATCACAAAAAAGCAAAGAACAGCGAGGAGAATAAGTGCCTCAATGACGAAACACAGGCCTGAGAAAATCAAAAAGCTGGAAGAAGCTGCAGCTTTCGATGCTAGTATAGACGAGATGTGTTTTTACGCTGATATTTCCCCACAGACTTATTATAATTGGACTAAGGCTGATCCTAAACTTTTGGAACGTTTAGACGCTCTCCGTAATCATCCTACATTGGCGGCACGACAAAGGGTTGTTAAAGGAATCAGTGAAAGCTATCAGAACGCTATGGATTATCTAAAGAGAAAGAAAAAGGGCGAGTTTAGTGAGAAACAAGAGGTCGAACATTCAGGCATAATCAATATGGGTACTGTTCTCGATGAAATAGAAAAAGAAAATGCAGAATCTAAACGACCCAAGACTCAAAGATAAAGAGTGGAGAATAAATAATCTCTACAAAATCAAAGACAAGCAAAAACAACTTGTCACTTTTAGACGTAACAAGTCACAACAACATTTTGAAGATAATAAGCACACGCGCAATATAATATTAAAAAGTCGCCAGCTAGGGTTCACCACCTATGAGTCTATCGATTCACTAGACGAGCTCTTATTCAATAGAAACTTTGACGCTCTTTTCATCGCTCAAGGTCTAGAGCCTGCAAAAGATATTTTTGATAACAAAATTCGTCTTGCATTAGATAATATAAAATTAAAAGAAATGTGGTCGGTTGATATGGATAGTGCGAGAAAGCTCAAGGTTGGATTTGGTGATAGCACCTACTCAACAATTTCTGTTGATACTTCAGGTCGTTCTGGTACATATTCACGCTTGCATATTTCAGAGTTTGGAAAGCTGTGCCAAGAATATCCAGACCGAGCTAGAGAAGTGATTGAGGGTTCTATTCCTGCTGTGCCTACAAACGGCCGAGTAGATATAGAAAGTACGGCTGAGCAGGCACACGGTTTGTTTTATGAGATGTTTTGGTCTGCGTGGGACAGAGGAGAGCCATTACACCCTACACAATTCAAGGCACATTTTTATAATTGGCAATGGGATGATGAAATAGAAACAACAGAGGTAATCACTGACTTACCAAATGCATTTAGATCGTATCAAGTTTTGCACCAGTTAACTGATCAGGAAATATCATATTACTATTTGAAATTCATCGCTCTTGGGGAACATGAGCGTAACTGGTCTACAATGAAGAAGGAATATCCAACGACCCCTGAAGAAGCGTTCGAGGGTTCAGGAGATAAATTCTTCGACCATGAAAAGCTGGGGCTACAAAAGACTTACCCACCAATTAGAGAAGAGAACAACTGGAGAATATGGAAAGATTACATCTTAGGCCATAGATACGGCATAGGTTGCGACGTGGCAGAAGGAATCGGCCGTGATAGCTCTACAATTGTGGTGTGGGATTTCTCAACAATCAGACCTCGTATTGTCGCAGAATATGCAAACGACAGTATTGCTGCCGACATGTTCGCTTATGAGATTAGAAACATTGCGCACAAATATGAAAGTCCTCTTGTTGCAGTTGAAAGAAATAATCACGGTCACTCTACACTTTCAAAGTTGCGTGAGATATATCCCGACAGATGCATTTATCAATACAAAGATGAGAAGTTTGGATGGGAAACAAACCTTGTTACAAAACCAAAGATGATGTTGGATTTGTCAACTGCTGTAAATGAGAATATAATTAAAGTTGTATCAGGTAGAGTAATCTCAGAAATGCGCAGATATGATAAAGAAGAATTGCGCGAAATAAAAAAGCGAGATGATCAGACTGCTCACTTTGACTTATTAACAGCCGCTGCCATTGGATTCCAAATGAAGAATGAACAACTCAAGCAAGAGAAGATTGTTTCTCAAAGTTCTCCAAGTTGGACACAAACACGATGGCAAAAAAATAGAGAGTAATATATAATTTAAAAATATGGAAACCTCAACATCAAACACAATGCCTCAGATAGAAGTTCTTAATGGAAAAATAGAGAGTAGACTTTCTTTGTATCAACCACCAGAGGAAGTAAAAGAATTAGTAATGGAAGCACACAAAGATTTGATTCATGGTGACATGCTTTTATCTCGTCCATTCCGTGAGTTTAACAATTACAGTTTGATTCAGCGCGCATCATTAGATCAGAAAGACTGGCTTGCGTGGAGTCCAGAGCCTTCGGCTAATCCTGATGAAGCGTGGATGTTTACAGGAACGTCAAACGTGACGAGAAACAATATCATCTCAATGGCTGCTCACATCGCCCAAAAGGTTATATTCCCTGGCTGTGCGGCTCAAGACGACGAACAACAGGAAGATAAGGATGCATCGTACGTCGCTCGTGCCTTGTTGGAGTACAACTTCAGAAAGGCTGACTATCAGCAAACATTTTTATACGCAGTTATATCAGGAATGGTAAACCCCGTTACTTATTACAAAGCTGACTATTGTGAGGCTTATATGGACATTCTAGAGGGTACAAACAGCAATTACACTCGCAAACGTGTCATAGATGATGCAATGTCGGGCTTTCAACACTACCTATTGCCAACAGAAGAAGTTTTGATTTCTAATCCATATTGTTTTGATATTGAAAAGCAGAAGGTTTTGATTCATAGACGACGTGTTTCTTACGCAGAAGCTAGAGGGATATATGGCAATCATGAGAACTGGGTGCATGTTAATCCCGGAATAATGCCAGTGTATAACGCAGGTGACGCTTTGTTTTATAACGTGCGTGATCCATTGCAAGACAACATGGTTGAAATCTGTACTTATAAATATCGAACAATCGACCTTGAGTATGATGAAGTAAATCGTATTTATATGGGAAATCCAAACACAGAATATAACCCATTCAAGCACAGGACTAACAAAAACAAACCAGCCTACAATATTGCAAAGTTTGGTGCAGAGCCTATCGATGCAAAGAGGTTCTGGGCTTATAAATCTATCGCGGCCAAATTGTCAAACGATAAGGAGTTAGTGGACCGTATGAGGCAGAACGCTGTAGATGCATCTACACTAGCAACATTTCCCTCGATATTTACAATGGGAGCTGGTAAAATCGATGCATCTGTTTTAAAGCCTGCAACTGTAACGGACATCGATAAGAATGCTAAGGTTCAACCTGTAACTGTTGCCAACCCAACGGCCGCTTGGAATGCTATGAAGCAAGCTGAGCAAGATATTGATAGTGCATCTAACCCATCATATTTTTCATTGCCACAGAGTGGTGGTGGTAAAAAGACAGCTCTTGAAATACAACTGCTACAACAGAACGCTTTGATAAACCTAACGGTTATCTCGACAATGATTGGATCAATGGTAAAAGACATCGGAGAAATTGTCCTTGATGATATTTTAAGGTTTCAGACCATAGGCGAGATAGGTGAAATAACAAATGGCATTCCAACACTTTTGTATAAGTCATATAACGTGGCTAAGACTAAAGACGGAAAGAGTATGACTGACAAGATTGTCTTCACTGACTCTTATGCTGGAATGAAAATGACAAAGGAAGAGAAGCAAGCACACGAGGTTGCCCTTCATGAAAAACATGGAGATAACCAGCACGTATGGGAAGTTAACCCCAGCAAGTTCGTCAGTCTAAACTTTGAAATAGTTGTTGAACCTGACGAGCTATTAGCAAAGGACTCACTGTCTGTTGCTAGAATGAAGCAGGATATTTATGACAAAGCATTAAATAATCCATTATTCCAACAAGACATGGAAAAAATGGCCATGATTACAAGAGACTTGCTATTCGAGCCAGTCTTTCACGGAGATGCTGCAAAGTATATCCCGGATTCAACACAGAAAGTTTTAAATGGAATTACACCAAACGCTGGAGCAATAGGTGGAGGTGACGGAAGTAATCCACAAGAAAATCTTGCAATGATGGCAGGGAGAAAAGTTTAGTAGTATAATTTAATCGTTAATAAAAAATAACCAAATAAAAATGGCAAATATAATTTTTACAGATACGGATAAGCACAACAGAGCTAAGTTAATCGTTGATTTAGTTACTGGTAAAAAAGTTGCAAAAAACGAGCACGATGTCTATCTACAAGAAAGACACACAGAGCTTTTAAAGGAGAAGAAAGTTGACCTAAAAAAGACTGATGACGTTTTGGTTTCTGTTTATAAAGCTCTTGGTGGTGGAGTTCAGACACAAGAGCAAGCAGAAAAGATTAAAAGAATCTTTAAGACTAAAAAGGCGTTTGCAAAAGAAGAGAAGTTAGATGCTGAAGGTCCAGCAAATGAGGATGACGAAGAGGATG